AAAATACTGTTTGGGTCTGCCTGTTGAAGTTGAGCATTCCCATTTGTTGTGTTCATTAGAGAAGTCAGGAATCCTGCTGCTTTATTTCCCAACATTTCCTTGAATTTATTCTTTGTTCTTTCATCATTTATCATTGATTTTAAAGTTGCCTGCCCTACTGTTCCATTATTATTTTTTTTTGCTAATTTATTTGTATTATCCATTTATCTCACTTCCTTCTTTCTTTTCATATTTTAGTTCATGTTTTTTGATTACTGATAACAAATCCTCTGTTGCTTCTTTGCTTAATCCACTAACTTTGATACAGATATATGTTCCTTTTTTATCTGCATTTTCTGATTTTAGCTCAGAAGCTTTTTCTTCAGTAGCTTTTGCCACTGCTTCCTGTTTTTCCTGTTCCTTTTTCTTCTCCAGTTCCTCCAGCTCTTGTTGTTTCTTTCTTTCTGCTTCTTCCAAGGCTCTTTGCTTTTCTTCTTCTGCCTTTTTCTTCATATTTTCTTCTGTAGCTTTGATTTCGTTTTTCTTTTCAACAAGCTTTTTCATAATGCTGTCGTATTCTGCAATCATTAAATACTGTACATCTTCAAAGCTTATTTTATTTTCTATTTCTTCATTTATTGCTGTTAATTGAGAAGTAATAAAGTTGTATCTTTTACTCCAGTATTCAAACTGTTCTTTTATTTCTTCTTCAATTTTTTTAAGTGTCATTGTCTTATTTTTCCAGTCTTCATTTACTGTAAACCACTGTTCTAGCAATTTATTTTCTGAAAAAATTTTTTCTTTTATTTTTCCTATTTCTTTTAACTTTTCTTGATATTCTTTTTCTTTGAAAATATCAATTTGTTCTTTTATATTATCAGATAATGCTTTAGTATCTTTTTCTGCTGCTTTTAGCTTTTCAATCAGCTTTTCTATATTTGCATTAGCTTCTTTCTGAATTCTCTTTCTTTCTTCTGAAATTGTTTTTTCTAATTTATTTAATTTAGTTCTTTCTTTTTTAGCAAAATCTATTCCATCTTCTGTTACAATCCAACCATTATATTTTTCTTTCACTGCTGTCATATAAATTTCAACTTCTTCGATGTTGCACTCAATTTTTGCTGGTGTTAATTTTTTTATTTCAAACTCCACAACCTGTAATTCCTTTGCTTCCATATTCCCTCCTAAATTTGTAATTTTCTTCTATAAACTGGCTCAATATCATTAATGATATATGAATTGAATTCCAGTTCTTTTTCTATTATTTCCTTTATTGCTTCCTCATTCCTATGACAGATATATTTTTTCAAAATATGTCTATCATTCTGAAAAGCAAGTTTTATGTCTGCGTATAATATTGCATATTGCCAGCCTGTAACGGCTAGATAATGTTGAATCTGTAGCCAGTAGTTTATAGGTATGTCATCAATTGTGTATCTGCCATTTTCATCTTTTACAAGCCAAACATCGTAGTACTGATTCGAGTTAAAACAAGTGGCTGTTTTAATTTCCAGTATTCCTTTGCCAAGTTCCTGATGTTCCAAAGTTCCGTCCAAATTGGCACTCATAAACGGATATTTTAGGCTCTCAAGAATTTTTTCAAGCTTACCTACAGTGTAGTTAGGGTTGTTTATTTTGAAGTGTTCTATAAGTAAATTTTCGCTTTCTTTTCCCCTGATAATTGCTTGATTTTCCGATAAGTCATCAGGGGCTTTTTTTCCTGTTTTTTCTCTCCAAAGGTCTACTGGATTTTTCCATTCATTATATCCCATTATAGTGGCACAATCAGAGCCGCCTATGTGCTTATTCCTTATACCATGCCATTCTTCTTCACTTGAATAGCTTATTTCCCTGTATTGCATTATTCCTCCTATTTTTTCAGTGTCCCTTTTTCCTTTTTAGCTGTCTCAAGCACTTTAAATACTTCAGACTCACTAATTTTACATCTTGTTGCTATTAATTTTGTCTCGTAAGGTAATAGGCAACTGTTTCTGAGATAAGCTATTGATAAGCTTAAATCGTTCAAAGTCTCAAGGAAAACGTTCTGCAAATTTTCAACCATTTTCCACCACCTAATCCCAAGTTTCTTCGCTGAAAGCTTTACCAAAAAATAAACAAGGTAAAGCCACGCTCATTAAAATTGCTGCTGTAAATATATTTTCTGCCCCACACAACATAAATGTGGACATAATTCCAATTCCTGAAAGTATTTTTCTCATTTTATTCACCTGCTTCTCTTATTTTTTCTTGCAGAATTTCAAATGCTTTTTCAACATTTTCATCTACTTTATAATTAAAAACTATTTCATCATCAGCATACCTTGCTGGCTTGTTTTCTCTTTTTCTTTTAAAAATTCTTATCCAGAAGCCATTTTCTGCAAATTCTATTGTCAAAGAAACTTGTTTATTCTGTTCTCTGACTTCTATAAATTTTTCAAATACCTCTTTTTCTTTATTCATAAATTCCTCCTAAGCTATTTTTTTGAAGTGTAAACTATAACTTCAGTTCTATAATTTTCTTCGTACCAGTCAATTCCACCGCCTTCTTCTTCGTAAGGAATTGAATCATAAATTTCTTCCTCACGTTCTTCTGAGAAGTTTTCAATACAATCTTTAAAATGTGCTACTTCTTCTTCAGAATATCCGTCTTCTTTAAGTTCTACTAAGAAGTTATTTAGTTCTTTTTCTGAATATTCAATTTCATAATTTTCATTAATTTCAAACTCATTTTCTGTTAGCCAATCGTGTGCTATATACTTCATTTCCTTTTTTTCTTTTTCTGTCATATCATTCTCCTTTTATTTGCATTTTGTCAAATGGGTAGTTAAAAAAAATAAGAAATTTTCCTTGTTCAATACTAATATACCACATTATTTTACTTTTGTCAATTAAATAATTGATTTTTTTCAAATGATTTTACAAATGTAAAAAAACAAGGTATAATTTAGTAGTAAATTAGGAGGTCTAAAAAATGAATAAAATAGAAGAAGTTTCCTTAGAAATAAAAAGAAGAAGAGAAGAACTTGGATTATATCAAGAAGATGTAGTAGATAAATTAAAAAAAGAAGGAATTGACATATCTATATCAGGACTTTCTAGAATAGAAAGTAAAGAAAGACAAAAAATAGATACAGCTCTTTTAATTGCATTATCAAAAATATTGAAAAAAGATTTTATAAAAATGCTTGGTCATGAATCTGAAAAAGAACCTTCAAATGTAACAGATGAAGTATTTGAAAGCTTTGTGAGAATACCGCTTTACGGAATGGCTTCGGCTGGAAATGGACTTATAGAATCAGAAGAAAGCAACATCGAATATATTAATATACCAAAATTAAATGGTAATGTTAAGAAAAGTGACTTTGCTACAAGAGTAAAAGGAGACAGTATGGAACCATACTACCACAATGGAGATATTATCGTGGTAGATGTATCAAATCAGGATATAAGAACTCTAAACGGAAAAGAAGCACTTATATATTATGATGATAATAAATATCTGAAACTTGTATACTTTGAGCCAGGAACAGGAAATTTATTCTTAAGATCCTACAATGTAGCATATAGCGACATAAAAGTTGAAAACAGAGAAGTGGAAACACTGTCTTGCAAAGGAACGGTCAGCATGGTAATAAGCATGAGAAATAGAAAAATGATTTAAGGGAAAATATTTTATAAACATTTAAAAATGTAAAAAAATTATGGAAAAAAAGGGAGAGATAGGTTATAATATGGAAAACATAACTCAAGAAGAAATAAATAGATTGCTTGAAGTAATAAAAATTGAACAAAATGAAGAAAAAATAATATTCACTTGTGAAAGGAAAAAAGAATACTTTCTAAAAAATGAAATTGAAAATAGAGAACTTTTTAGATTAGTTTTTATTACAAATAAAAATCCTAGAAAAAAGACTATGACAATTTTAAAAGATAATTTTATATTAAAAAGAATAGATATAAATGGTTGGCATAAAAATCCTGATTATCTTACAGGAATACCTTTATTAGATAAGTATTCAGGGCAGTTCATTGGAGAAACACATGTACATTTTTCATTAGCTGATATTGAAAAAGAAGATAGCTGGGCTGTTCCTTTATATGAAGTTTTTTCTGAAAAAAGTATAGAAAAAATATTAGATTTTTTTGGTAAAACAACAGGAATAAAAGAAAAAATACTATATGAACCTGAAATAGAAAATTTGAAATTATTTTAAAAGGAGGTAGGGCATGAATGTAAAAAAGATGATAGACGAATATTTCAAATGGCTAAAACAAGGTTATAAAATAGAAGAAGTAGACGGATATTCAATCATTCATACTCCTTTTACTTTTTCTAATTTTGATTTGATAGATATCTATGTCACTGAAAAAGATGGGAATATAATTCTGTCTGACGGTGGAGAGGTACTAAATAATTTATATATTTCTGGCTTTAATTTAAAAACAAGGAGAGAAACAATGGAAAAGTTTTTAAGAGTTTATGGCTTAGAAATAAATAGTGATGAAGAAATAATAAAAAGAACAAGTCTGTCAAAATTTTCTCAAGATAAGCATACTTTTATTCAAGGTGTTTTATCTATTGATGATATGTTTTTAACAGTTGGTCACAGAGTTAAAAGTTATTTTTTAAAAGATGTTAAAGAATTTTTTGAATTAAATCAGATATACGCAAGTCCTAATATAAATTTACGAGGGAAAAGCAATTTGGAACATCATTTTGATTTTTTATTGAATAAAAATTCTAAACATGAAGAAAGACTAATAAAAGTTATGAACGATTTAAACGGCCAAGGATTGAAATCAACTATGTATAGTTTTAAAGATATTCAAGATGTTAATAGAAAAACAGAAAATATAATTATATATAATGACACAAAAAAAATAAATCAGGAACAAATAGAAGCTTTGAAATTTGAAAAAATAGGACTCCTGAGTTGGAGCGAAAGAGAAAAATGGAGAGAAGACTTTAGAGCTTAACGGCTCTTTTTCTTTTTGTTCTAAGCTTTTTCTTTGATTTCTCTTTTTTATGAGGTATAATAAGATTATAAAATTTTTAAAGGAGTTGATTAGATTTGAAAAAAGTAATATTTTTTTTAGGGTTTCTTTTTTCAGTTATAAGTTTTACTGAAACTTGTAACTGGGCATCTGATCCAGATATTTTTGTCAGAAAGCAGATAGAAATTATCAGAAAAAATAATTTAGAAAGTAAAGTATACTGTGATGTAGAAGATACGTTAATGGTGTATTATTTAGATGATGATTTTGAAGAATTAGAAATCGGACTGCTTTATAATAAAAAAGAAAAGAAAGAACTGACGGTAGATGAATTTATAAAAATATCAAATAATTTTTTCAAGGAATTAAACAAAATACGCCCTGTCAATTTAACGAATTCTGAAAGGTTCGATGCTCCTAAATATTATAATTATAGACTCTATATTTATAATCCTGATGAAAAAGAGGGTGATATTTATATGTTTTTGAAAGCAACGTTAGATACAAGTGTTACTAGTCCAAATTGGAGTAAGTATTATAATAAGGAATTTTTTGAAAAAGATAGTGAAATGATAGAATTTTTCAAAAAGAATGGAATTTATCCTACTGAAGATATAGTTTATTAAAAATTAAAGACTCTTAACGGGTCTTTTTATTTTAAAATTCATTTGACAAAAATCAAATAAAAAGTTATAATAGTACCGAGGTGAAAAAAATGAATGAAAATACAAAAGAACTAAAGCATAATTATAAATATAAAATGTTTAGAAAAATGATGATAGAAAGAGCTTATAATTGGCGGGATATAGAAAAAATAACAGGCTATACAAGACAAAATATTTATCATGCTTTTAAAACGAATTATCAAAAAACAATTGATTTCGTATTTGAAAAAATACAGTCGTTTTAATTTTTTTATGCAATTTCATTTGAAAAAAGTCAAATAAACTTTGAGAGAAGTAACTCGTTAAAACTTGCTGGCACAGACTCCTAATAATTTATATTGTTTATCTTTCTTCCATTTGTGATTTTTTCCTAGTGCCAGTTGTTTACGGACAGTTGCCTGAAAGGTTAAAGGAGCAGTTTGCTAAACTGTGGAGGTAAAACTCTTATCGGTTCGAGTCCGATACTGTCCGCCAATATGGACTATTCGTATTCTGGCGGAGATACTAAGCAACATGAGAGGTCAGTTCGATTCTGACATAGTCCGTTGATATCAATAGCAGAGTTCCAGCAAAGGAACACTTGCAGACTCGAGTAATGCTTTAAAAAGTGTGAATTGAGGGGATTCTGCTAACAAATTCTTTAAAATGATTTTTTAAATTTGTAATAGGTGGTGATTTGAAAATAAAAAAATCGGACAAAAGTCCGATATCAGTGGGTTTTATAATTTAATTATAAAAGTATTATATCAGAAAAACTAAGAGGTGTAAAGATGGAAAAACCAAATTTTTATGGAATAATGCCTGCAGATGTCAGGTATGATAAAAATTTAAAACCGATGGAAAAGATACTATATACAGAAATAACAGCATTAACTAATTCCAAAGGTTACTGCTTTGCAACAAATTCGTATTTTGCCGAACTCTACGAAGTTCATAAAAATACCGTAGGGAACTGGATAAGCAACCTTGAAAAGCAAGGCTATATAAAAACAGTTTTAATTTATAAAAATGGAACTAAAGAAATTTCAGAGAGAAGGATTTATATTAATCAAAAAAATATTACCCCTATCAATGAAAAAGTTGATACCTATCAACAAAAAGATTGTGACCCTATCAATGAAAAAGTTGAGGATAATAATACAAGATTAATATTAAATAATAATATTATATATTTATTTAAGAGCAGCGAGTTCAAAGAAAAATTTGACTACTTTGTTCAGCAAAGGAAACTCGAAAGGAAAAAAGAAAGTAAAGACTTAGGAATTTTAGAAATAGATTTGTATCAGAAAAGATTATATGAGTTATCAAAAGGCGATGAAAAAGAAGCATTGAAAATATTAGAAAAAGCAATAATGAGGAACTGGAAAGATTTTTATATAGAGGAGGGAAACAATGGAAATAATTTCAACACGAGATATAGCAGAAAAAAAGAAGACAAGCACTCAAAAAAGCCAGATTACACAAAAGGATTTGATGACTGGAACTAATGTTGAAACTGTATCTTTCAGTATTTTTAGACAACAAGATATTTTTAAATATATGAGACTTTCAAAACTTACTGAACAAGACTGGTATAAAAGATTTGAAAATGCGAAAGTTCTAAGTCCTGAAGAAAAAGAATTCAAAAAATCATTTGAAAGATATTGTGAAAATTTTGAAGCAATAAAGAAAAAAGGGCTTGGAATAGTAATGATAGGAAATCCTGGCACTGGAAAAACTTTCTACACAAACTGTATTATGAATGCTTTAAATTCAAAGTATCTTGTGTACAGAACATCATTATCAGCTTTGCTGGAAGAAATAAGGGAAAGCTACAAAAAGCGTAATGATGAAGATGATGAATTTTTGCTTGAAAGACTTTCAAAAGCTGAATTAGTTATTTTTGATGACCTCGGAAATGAATTTTTAAGTGACTGGGGAAAAGAAAAGATGTTCATGATTCTGAATTTTCTCTATGAAAACGATAAATCAATGATTATAAATAGCAATTTGGATTATACACAGCTGGAAGAGTTTTTAAAAATAAATGGCAGTGATAAGTTGATGGATAGAATTAAAAGCAAATGTAAAAAATATCTTTTCAACTGGGAAAGCAGAAGAAAAGACTTATACAAAAAGGACTTTGAGGAATTGTATTAGGAGGAAAAATGCAACTGTTTCAAGGAGCTGGATAATGAGTAGGATAAGAGTTTATTTCATGGAAATAATAGATTTAAATGGTGGTAAACATCAAATAAAATCAGATGACTATAACAAAATATGGGATTTTGTGAAAAGGCACAAGGGGAAGATTAGAGGACTTCATTCAGGAAGCAAAACGGTTTCTGAAGCAAAATTCAAGGAAATACAAAAAGAAGAAAATTTTAAATAGGAGTGGAAATGATTCATATTAATTTATCGGTAGTGCCACCTTCTGTTAATCAGATTTGGATTAACAAACCAAAAGGTCGGTACAAATCAAAAAAAGGAAAAGAATTTGAAAAAATAGCAAAACAACAGTTAAAAAGACAATACGAAGGAGAAATTCTAACAGAAAAGCTAAAAATAAAAATATGGCTTTATTTTAAAACTAAAGCAAAAAGAGATATAGACAACTACAATAAAGCAATTTTAGATTCAATGACAGGGATTATTTACAAAGATGATTCTTTGATTGAGGAATTGAACATAAAAAAGTCAATTGGATGTGGATTTAATAAAGTTGAAATAGAAGTGGAGGAAATAGAATGACAAATAAGCAAGTTTACGGAATGATAGAAATGGTTGGAGAATTCTATCGTGCAATGGGCGATGGAGAATATATAGGAACAGGGAAGTACAAAGACAAATTAAGAAAAAAAATGCGTGAAGACATTTTTCATGAAGAACTAACCGAGTTCATAGAATCTAGTGCTTATAAAAGGGAAAAGCTAAGAAAAAAAGGACAACTGGATGCTATATGTGCACTGTTTTACGTTGCAGCAGGAAATCTGCTCGAGAACAGTAAAAGCATTGAACAGGCAAAACAGAAATGGACGAAAGGCGGTATCTGGGAAACGGACACTGCGGAAAAAATGAGAAAAAGAACTGATTTTGATGTTCATACAGTGTATGAATCGTTCAAGGAAGTACATCGGAGCAACATGACAAAGGTGTGCAAGGACGGAACAGTTCTTCGAAGAGAAGACGGAAAAATAATCAAACCTGATACATTTGAAGAGCCTGACTTAGAAAAATTTCTTTAAGGAGGGGTTATGGAAATACTGACAAATACAAAGTTCTTACAGACAGTAGTTATGTTATTTAGCCTTTATCTACTGTATAGAATGAATAAAAAATAAGGAGGAAATATGCAAATATACGAAAGCTGCATTAGTAACATATACATAGCGGAAGATGGATATAATCCTGGTGTATGTGGTTTCTGTGGAGATACAGATAATTATCTCGGAAGTTACAGAAAAGGTAATGTTCAGAGTATTTCAGAAGTTCTGATTGATTTACTGCTTGAATATAATGAAGAATATGTCAGAGAAATATTTAAGGAAATCAGTCTAATGGAGAAACTGAATGCAGAGCAAAAAGCAGAAATAAATGAATTGATGGTAAAAGAGTTCAGAAAAAGGATAGAAACAATTTTTGGATAGAAGGAGGAAAACAATGAATGAACTCGTAAAGATAGAAAGTAGAGGAGAAAAACAAGTTATAAGTGCAAAGGAACTATACGAAAAATTAGAGATGGACAAATCACATTGGAAAAGATGGGCAAAAAATAACATTGAAACAAATGATTTCTTTCTTGAAAATATAGACTATGAGGGGTTCGCCTCAATGGCGAACGGTAATGAAACAAAAGATTACTGGATAACAATTGAAATGGCAAAGCATTTATGCATGATGTCGAGAACAACAAAAGCACATGAAATAAGAGATTATTTTATAAAAATAGAACAGGCTTGGAATACGCCCGAAATGATTATGAAAAGAGCTTTGGAAATTGCTAATAAGCGGGCAGAAGAAGCAACAAAAAAACTGTTGGATAACAAGCATAAAATAGAGTTTTACGAAGATGTTGCTGGAAGTGATAGTACTGCTGAAATAGGAACTGTTGCAAAAATACTTGGATTTAAGAATGTTGGAAGAAATATATTATTTGATATTCTGCGAAAACAAGGTATTCTACAGTCAAACAATATTCCTTATCAAAAATACGTTGACAATGGTTATTTCAGAGTTATAGAAAGTAAATGGAATGACTATGTGACTGGTGATGTAAAAATATCTTTTAAAACTGTAGTATACCAAAAAGGAATTGAATATATTGCTAAATTATTAAGAGAACTAGGATTTCAGAAAATCGAGGTGGCATAATAAAATGATAGAAGAACAGGAAGCGAAACAGGAAGAGCGAGCAGAATCAATAAAAAATAAATTAAAAAATAAAGGGAATATAGAAAAAGATGAGTATGATTTTTGCAAAATTAACAGAAGACTTTTTGAAAATATAAGATTTAAGAAAATTAGAAAGGCGGATAAAAAATGGCAACAATTGAAGTAGACAGACTGAACTGTGAAATAAGGTTGCTGTATCCAACTAACGAAAGTGTCAAAAAACTTGCGGAATGGCAAGAAGAAATCAATAATTATCCTATTAAAATTATTCCTCAGAACACGATAACAATGGAACAGATGAAACTGTTATATGTGCTTTTTAAACAGTTTAGTGAGGGTATAGAGTGGTATGATTTAGGATATACTAAAGACTATTTAAAAGACATGTTCAGCGGCATATATGAGATTGGAGATTTCAGTTTAAGTCCATTTAAAAAAAATCCGTTGACGCTGGAACAAGCTACTGAATTTATCCAGTTCATAATAGAGCATGGAATTGAGAATAACATAAATTTATATATTCAGGACAAAAATACAGGAGTAAAAAGACATATAAGGGAGATAGTGCCTGACATTCAGAGATACGTAATCAGATGTCTGAGGGAAAGAGTATGCTGTATATGTGGAGAAAAGCATGACTTTAAGAATGGAAAAATAGTTGACCTCGAACATTATGATAATATCTCAAGCACAGCTACAACTTATGATTTAGATGATGGACTACAGAGTAGATTTTTAACATTGTGCAGAAAACATCATATGGAAATACATAACATACCCAAAAAAGAATTTATAGAAAAATATCATTTGCAACCTGTTTGGTTAAATGAACAGCTTGTTTATGAACTACTTGACAAATATCCTAATCACTTTAAGCTATTTAGAAAACGTTTAAAGGAAGGATATTATGACGGACTGATAAGAAAGGAGAAGTGATGAAGAAAATACTGGATGCATGTTGCGGGAGTAAGATGTTCTGGTTTGATAAAGAAAACGAGAATACAGTATTTATGGACAATAGATGCTTTAATGATGTCTTATGTGATGGTCGAACTTTAGAAATAAATCCTGATATTATTGCAGACTTTAGACATATGCCATTTCAAGATGAAAGTTTTTATCTTGTTGTATTTGATCCACCGCATTTATTGAAAGCAGGAGAAAATTCATGGTTGGCCAAAAAGTACGGAAAACTAAAATCAGACTCTTGGAGAGAGGACATAAGGCAGGGATTTAATGAATGCATGAGAGTCTTAAAACCAAATGGAACATTGATTTTTAAATGGAATGAGGGACAAATAAAATTAAATGAGATTTTGGACACTATTGATTTTAAACCTTTGTTCGGAAATAAGAGGTCAAAAACTCACTGGCTTGCGTTTATGAAAGAATAAAATAATAATCGTTTTGCTGATGTTGGAAAAACGATAGAGAGGAGAAAATAAAATGATGAAATTTTTAAAAATATATTTGTTGGGAATTACAATAGTTTTTGTATTTTTAACAATAGTTGAAATAATAGGAAAAATAAATGCATATAGAAGAACTAAAAGATGGAACAGTCATAAATTTGACTGGAAAAGTATTATATATTTTTCACTATATAGTTTTGGATTCTTTGCTATATGGTTACATGACACTATTGCAGATAATTTTTGGAGGTAAAAAATGAATAAATACACATTATACACAACAGATAACTGTAACATATGCGAGAGAGTAAAGAACTTAATTAAAAATCAGAAATTAGGTATAGAGATAAAAAAAGCTACTGAAGAAGAAATAAAAAGATTCAGAAAGCAGAAAGTTTTAAGTTTTCCAGTTTTAACAGATTATAATTTTAACATTATAAGCTTTGGTGCAAAAGCTGGATACTATATAGCGGAGAACATAGAAAAACTGAAGCATTTAGTTTGAAAAAAACACAAAATATGGTATAATATAGGAGGAAAATTTGAGAGAAGAATACAAAGAATTAATTGAAAAAGACAAGGAAGTACAATATATTTTAGAGGACATATTAAAACTAAAAAAAACAGGGAGCGAATGTGAAATGAGGCTCTACTGGAAAAATGGGAAACAGTATAATAAAAAATACATAGTAAAAAAATTAATTGAATAAAGGCGAAACTACAGATGTATGAGCCACTTTATAAGTAGACTAGGAAAGGTCTATTTGTAAGGTGGCTTTTCTTTTTGAGGAGGGAAAATTGAAGTACGAATTTTACAGGAATGATATTGAACAGTTCACTAATGAGGAAAATATGTTCTTTTATTCTAAGAACAGTGAAGAATATGAACACAGAAAATATATAATGAAGTTATTTTTAGAAGTGGCATTTGAATTAATGAGCAAAAAAGAAAAGAAAGTATATAAACTAAGAAATGAAGAAAAACTAAATCATGAAGAAATATCAAAAGAACTAGGTATATCAGTCGTGAATTCAAGAAAGATACTGTACAAGGCAAATCAGAAAGTTATGAGAATAGCAAATCTTATTGAGAAGATTAAATTTATAGAAAAACAGGAGAGAACATGAGAATAGAGAAAGTAAATATAAATGATATTATAATGTATGAAAATAACGCCAAAGAACATCCGGAATGGCAAATTGAACAGATAAAAAAGAGCATTCAGGAGTTTGGATTTAATGACCCGATTGCAATAGATGAAAAAGGAATAATAATAGAGGGTCACGGAAGATTTTTAGCATTAAAAGATTTAGGATACACAGAAATAGAAGTAATAAGGTTGAATCATTTAACAGAAGAACAAAAAGCGGCATATTCCATTGCACATAATAAGTTAACAATGAATACAGATTTTGATTTAGAAACTTTAAAATATGAAATAAATAAGTTGCAGAACGAGGAATTCGATTTAAGTCTTTTAGGATTTGAAAATATAGAACTCGAAGAAATTCTGGAAGAGGAAGAAGTACTGGAACTCGAAGAAGAAGCCGAAGAAAAATCGGGGGGGGGAGAGAAGTGACTTGATTTGTCCACATTGTCGTCACATTGCACCAAAAAAAGAATTTAAAGAGGTGTTAAAAAATGGCGAAAATTCATAATGATAAATATTACACTCCTGACTTGGTTGTAAAAAAAGTAATTGAAGTTCTTGAAAAAGATGTAATGCCTATCAATAAGTTTTCAAGAATTATAGAACCGAGTGCGGGAGCAGGGGCTTTTCTTAAAAGATTGCCTGAAAAAACAATTGGATATGACATAGAGCCACAAAGTGAAAACATAATAAAAGGAGACTATCTGAAGCAAGATATTCCATATTTAAAAGATAGTCTTGTAATTGGAAATCCTCCATTTGGAGAAGCTGGGAATTTACACACTGAATTTATCAAGCGGAGTATAGAACATTCAGATTATGTTGCCTTTGTACTGCCGGGGGATATGTACAAAAAAGATAAATTTGAGGGCATAGAACTGTATAAAACTTATATGTTGCCAGCTGTTAAATACAGTGGAGTTAAACTTAAGTGCTGTTTTAATATCTATCGTAAAAGAAAAAAGAGATTAAAAGAAAAAAATATAAAGAATGTAGAAATATTGACTTTTTCAAAAACAAAAAATACAACAAGACAACAGGAACAGGAATGGTTAAACATAAAATCTGATTTAAGGTTTATAGGTTTTGGAACTATCAGAATATTAAAAGAAACAGATAAAAAGGTTCGTGCAAAAGAAATGAAAATAGTTTTGAGAGAAAAAGTAAATCTGAAACCTGTGCTTGAGAAATATTTAAGAGACAGGAGTAAGGTTGCAGTTTCAACTCCAGGCGTATCAAAGAAAGAAATCGTAGAACTTATATATGATAACTTTCCACAATTGAGAGGATAGAAAAAGGTGGCAATGAATGAAAACATAAAATTGTTGATTAAAAATGAATATGAAAATGGTGCAGGAGTAACATGGCTTTCTAAAAAATATAAAGTTAGTGCAAATACTATCAACAGTTGGAAAAAGAGAGAAAACTGGAAAAAGAAAGTTGCACCAAAAAATAATGAACCAAAAAAAAATAAACGCACTAAAAAGATAACTGGTGCAATCGAAAAAGAAATAAAAATACAACAAGATATTTTAAATGGGAAAAGTAAAGAAGAGATAAAGTCTGAGTATGGCATATCGGAAAGAACATACTACAGAAAGTCCAAAAATGCTAGACAGTTAAGATTGGAACGAACGGAAAAATATTTAGATAAAATAGTAGAAGAGGTTTATCCTGACTTGGAAACATTGCTTAAAAATATAGAAATAAGCAAACGGAATATTATAATAAATGTTTTGAAAGAAGTAAAAGGTACAAATGATATAAAGAAAATAAATGATATAAAAAAAGCTTATGACAATTTAAAAGCAATGGGAAATGATTTAATAAGGACAGGTAAACTGTTAACTTCGTTTGAATTGCTTGAAATAGATTCACAATTGACAAGCGAAGAACTGCAGCATGAAAAAATAGAAGTTGAGAAAAGTAAAAACAATATTAATAATGAAGATACTAAAACGCTAATTGAAGGTATGATAAAAAAAGTAAAGGAGAGAAAAAATGGAACTTAAAGAAGTATTTGAATATTACAGAGACAAACCTGTTGAATTTTATTTAGATATTTTGAACTTTAAATTCCTTTCTTCTGACCAGATAAAGTTCTTGAAGTCGTTTGAAGACCACAGGAGAATAAGTGTTCCCGCAGGACACTCAACAGGGAAATCAAACTTAGCGGGAGGAATAACTAACTTTTGGTTAACGACTAGAACACTTTCAAGAGTAATAGCAACAGCTCCAACTTATCGTCAATTAAAAACAATATACTGGGCAGAAGTTGCTAAAATATATAATGAAAGTAAGTTAAAAGGTTTAAATTTGTTCAATATTAATGACAAGGTAATGAGTGTTAATCATGAAGACTATAAGCGTCAGTGGTTTGCACTTCCGATTACTTCAAGCACTCCCGAAAGAATGCAGGGACAACACGGAAATAAAAGTGATGTCATTGATAGAATAATGGAAAAATTGGGAATAGAAAGCATAGACGATGACAAAACGATAGAAGAGGTAACTGCAATATTAAGAGGAGAAAAGCAGTTAAGAAATTTAGGAACAGAAGACAAAGAAAAGCTTCTCGTAATCGTGGATGAAGCAAGTGGAGTGAAAGACATTATATTTGAAGTACTCGAAGGAACAGATTATGATAAGCTCGTACTGTTTGGGAATATGACTAAAAATGTGGGTTATTTCTACAATTCAGTATATAGTAATAAATCAAAGTTTCATGTTGTTAAAATGAGTAGTTATAACAGTCCTTTCATGAGTAAACAACAGATACAGGATTTAGAAGACATGTACGGGAAAGACAGTGATGTTATAAGAGTTAGACTTAAAGGCGAAGCTCCAACACAAAATGAAAATTCGGTTTTTGATACCGAAATCATAAATATTTCTTTTAATAGAAGTGAAAAAATAGGAGACTACAGAAGAATAAGTCTCGGTGTTGATGTTGGAAAAGGAAGTGGTGGAGATAGCAGTGTTATATACGTTAAAAAAAATAATAGTGCATATAGATATTTTAAAAGCAACAAGGCAGATACGGTTGAACTGAAAGAAAAAATAATAGAATTCTGTAATGAAAATAACAATAAAGAAATTGTTATAAATATCGACGGAACTGGAGTTGGAACAGGTATAGTTCAGGAACTGAAGAAAATGAGAATTAAGAATGTAACAGTAAATGATATTACTTTTTCAGCAGAAGCGAAGAATGAAAAGGAATATAAGAATATAAGGTCTGAGATGTACTTTGAACTAAGAATTGCTATGAAACAAAATTTATCCGTTGAAGAAAATAGTTCCTTAAAAGAGGAACTGTTAGCACAACTTTATGAATTTGACGACAAAGGCAGATTCAAACTTGTAAAGAAGGATAAAATAAAAGAAGTTCTAGGGCGTTCTCCTGACGAATCGGATGCCTTAGCATTATGCAACTATAACTATAAAAAATCAAGAGGAATAGCTGTAGGAAGAAAAATAATAGGAGTGTAGAAAATGGCAGATGTAAAGAAAGAAATAATAAATCAGATAGCTTTAAATGTCTTGAATATTGGAAGTGTGGGAGATACAACAGTAGAAATGACATCTGAACTTAAATACAGAATAGCAAAGGACATAACAGTCAATACTGCTATTAATTCTCTTATTCGGGGAGTCACATCAAGAGAGTTGATTGTTAAAAGTGAAAAGACAAATGACAATGCTAATGAAAACGATGTAAAAATACTTGAAATTCAGAAGAGAATCAACAAGATAAAGAATAAAACAGGTTTTTTAAATAATCTGTGCAAAGCTGTTTTTTTTGGAATGAGTGTTCATGAGATTATCTACAATGAAGACTATACAATCGAAAAATTTGAAGAAATCCCATTTGAAATAATCAAATACAGAAAAGAAAGTAAAAACTGGTATTTTGTAGGAAACAATGGAGAAGTTAATATAACTGAAAATCCAACTAAATGGCTACACTCAATCTATAATCAAAGTATTAAAAACTTTAGTGGAGAAACAAGATTTGAAGCTATAGCCGAAACTTATTCAGAAATAGAAAAAGTAAAGCAGAAATTACGTGGAATAATAGAAAAGTATGGAGATACAATAATAACGTTTGCTTATGACCCTGATAATAGCAATGAAGAAGTGGAAGCAACGGCGAATGAACTAAAGAGAATGTATGGTAAAAATATCTTGGCTATACCTATCGGAAACGGGAAACTTGCAGATAATGTTCATTTCATCAAGTTAAGTGATTTAAAAACAGAAATACATAGCCAGCTGATAGAGAAGTACGAACAGAAAATAATCAGTAATTTATTAGGTGGAAATCTTACAGTATCAAACGGAGAAGGCAAAGGCTCTTATGCATTAGGGGAAATACATCAGGAAGAAAAAGAAAAGATAGAAGATGAAATGGCAACTTTTATAAGAGATCAACTTGACGAAATAATAAAAATAGATGCGGAGTTTTTTGGATATGAAGCCGAAAAATATTATATTTCACTTGAGAGAGAAGAAAAAGAACTTGAAAAGCTTGAAATAGATAAGAAAAAACAGGAAAATAGAAATCTTAAAATGGACGAGATTGTCAAATTGAAACAAGCAGGATATGAGCTTGAAGAAAGTGAAATGAAAGAAATATTTGACTATAAGACCTTGAAAAGAATAGAACAACAGAAAAATCAACTGGAGTTTGAAGATAAAAAATTGTCCATAGCGGAAAGGCAGATAAAAATAGAAGAATATATTAATAAAGCAGCCAAAAGGTTTGCGGAGGAGCAAGGTGGTAACTTAAAAAAGTATTAGCCACAAGTGAGAGCATAGAAGAACTATACAGTAAGATTGATACTAATAGCACTATGTTCTTCAATTCTTACATCGTGGCCGAACTACTGGGAAGATATTTAGCTATAGTTGAAAGAAATGAGAAAAAGGAATTTTCAGAGGAAGATGAAATATTAAAAGACTTATTCAACTTGCCTTTCTCAGAAGCGATAGATTTCTTTTTATCAAAAAAACCTGAACTGTATGATAAGCTTGACATAACAACAGATAATGCACTGGATGATTATTTTTGGATAAAGAAGTCGACAGATTTGGAAGTAACAAAAAAAATACAGGATAAGCTCTTAAAAACACTTGAAGAAGGGAAGACTTATTCTGATTTTAAAAAAGAACTTGATTTAGAAAATTTAGGACTAGGAGAAGACGGTCATTACTGGAAAGGTGCATTTGATATGAATATGGCATTTGCACAGTCAAGAGGTCAATATGAGGAGCAACTGGAAGGTATACAGTATGGATTTGAATATGGATTATTTGACGCAATACTGGATGGTAGAGAAACTAAGACTTGCCATAATCTTGATGGGAAAGTAATGCTGCTTACTGACTGGATAGAGCAGGGAATGTATCCACCACTTCATTATCGTTGCAGAAGCCGTATAATTGCTATAACAGAAGAAGATGTCAAGGACATGGGAGTGACAGTTGAAAAGAAAATAGAACATGCTCATGTGCAGAAAAACTTCGGTAAGTTTTCAACAAGGGAAAAAGACTTGAAAAAAATCTGCACAAAAAAAGAGAAAGAAATAGAAGAAAATAAAAAGAAAATTGATTTTTCTGCATTAAATTTAGTTGATAAAAATTCGATTGAAAAAAATAAAAAAGAAGATATAATAATTAATGAGAAGATGTATCCTAAAAAATTAGCAGGAGTAGAAAGAAGTGCTCCAATGAACAAAGAAATCGCTAATAGTGGAAATGTCAATCCTAAATTTAAATTAAGCAAGGGGTACAGAAGAAATTGTCAAACTTGTGTTGTAGTTTACGAAGCTAGGTTAAGAGGTTATGATGTTGAAGCTTTGGAATTCACAAAAAATTTGATGTCAGAAAAATTAGCTTTAAAGACAAATTTAGCTTGGAAAGATTCAAAAACAGGAAAAAATCCTGAATATATATTTGATAAAAATATAACTAATTACAAAAAATATTTTGAATATTTAAAAAATATTCTTCAAAAAGACCAAAGATACACCATGGAGTTTGGTGTTAAAGGTCGTCGAAGAGTAGGGCATATTGTCTCCATAGAAAAAACAGAAAATGATAAGATACATTTATATGACCCACAGACTTCAAGGCACTATGAAGAGGAAGAAGTTTTAAAATATTTGACTATAGTAAAATTCAAATCTTCTTCATTTGGGCTAAAATTTAACACACCACCTAAATTATTAAGAATAGATAATTTAGAATTTGATTTAGATGTAGTCAATCAAATTTTGAAAGCGAGGGATTATAATGATGACATTGAATAAAATCAGAGATTTTTTAAAAAAAGAAGAAGCGGGATATGACGATGTAAAATATTTAGGAGAATGGAAAAACTATAAAGTTTATGAGCCTTTCTTTAAAGGAAAAAAAATAAAATACACAGGATTACCTTATCAAATTCTTGTTGAAAATGATAAATTTAGATGGGCAGAACCTGAAGAGTGTCTCGAAATAATAAATTATTTTTTCCCTGCTGAAGAAAACAAGGATTAAAAACATGAAAATAAAAATAGTCAGCGACCTGAAGCAAGTGAACAGAAGACTGGAAAAGCTGAAGAATATGCATGATAGTACTTTTCTGACAGGCAAAATAGCTCATGATATGAAGAAGGAAGTTGCTTTAAGATTCAGAAGGCAGGAAGATAAAGATGGAAAAGCTTGGGCAGAGTTAAGTAAAAATACAATATTGAGAAGAAAGCGTGGCAAAAAGAAAAAGGGAGTTGCAAAGATACTTCAGGACACAGGGAAATTGAGAAATTCAATTAGTGTGGGGAATACTAAGACTAAAGCTATAGTTGGAACTAATCTTATATATGCAACAACACATCAATTCGGAGCCGAAAGAAGAGTTATGACAGCGAAGAGTAAAACAGGGTATACGTTTTTTCCTGTAACTATCCCTGCCAGACCTTTCATGGGACTTTCGAAAAAACAGAAAACAAGATACAGAGAATGGATTAGAAAATGGAAAAGAGGAGAATTAAGCTAGAAAGTTGAAAAACTGTCTTTTCTTTTTTAAAAATTGAGGTACAATATATTTGAAGGAGGTGTAAATGATGAAAGAAGTAAATTTATTAGTTTATGGAAATTTATTTAAAGGCGAAGATATTTTATCAGAAGACCTTTATTCAATGGCTTTTTGGTTTATTAGATATGAAAATATGGAACCGTATACTGGAGTATTGATTTATAAGAATCAATGCAAAATTAAAGTTAAAAATAGTTTTGTTTTAGAAGTTTCTGAAGAAAACGGAAGAAAAAAAGTTAAACCAGAAAGTAATCAACTGTATCAGGAACCAAGAGCAAATAGAGACCTTTATAAATTGTTGACTTTTATGGAAATACAATAAAGTTTTTAAAGGAGAAAAGAAATGAAGAAAAAGAAAATTGTGATTTGAGCAGTTGTAATTTTAATTTTATTTTCATGTAGTATTGTAGGTTATAAACAATATAGAGAAAATAAAAAACAACAGTTCATAAAGAATAATTCAAAGCCTGTTGAAGTTGAAATAATCAAAAGTGGTGTTGAAGAAACAGGAGCATTAATAGAGCAGGTGGCTGTTGTTAAGATAACAAATCCTAACGAACTGAAAGCTATAAATATTAAAATAAGAGTTCCTTTTTATGATAAATATGGAACATTGCTTTCTTCATACGAAATAACAAGAGACGAAATGCTTCCGAAAACAAGTGAAGAAGTAACTATTAGAGGAAGCTCTATAACTAGATATGATGTTGCACTAGGTATTTCAACGGAAAAAGAATGGAAAAGGTCATTTGATAAACTGTTTATAAATTCTAAAAAAAGTAATGAAAATATAGAAATTTCAGTTGGAGAATATATTTTTCTTACAGGAAAAGATTACTCAAAACTTTATTAAAAATAATGGAAGACACTCAAAAGGTGTCTTTTTTTGTTGCATTTCTAAAACCAATTAAAAATTAATATAATCTGTTTAAGTATTGTTTTTATTGACTTATATCAAAATTAAACAACTGATTTTAATCTAATTTTTATAAAACGTTACCTTTTTTGTTCCACATTCTTATATAGTGAGAAGTAATGCAAGGAGGTGGAAAATGAAAAAAAGGATAAAGGTCTTTGAAAGTGGGGAATATCCTCAAGGAAATATAGATAAGGAACAGGTAAAAAATATTTTTTCTAAGGCAGAAAGAGTTGACGGAATATTTCAACATTCAAGCAAATGGAAAGCAGCAGGTAAAAATCCTGTTAAAGTTGGAAATTTTGAAAACTTTGGAATAGAAGAAACTGAAGATAAAACTGTTGTTTATGCAGATATCAATTTTAACGATAAAGGTAAGTCCTATTATGAAGATGACATATTAAAAGGTGTATCTGTCGAAATAACTAATGGCAACCTCGATAAGATAGCAGTCCTTCCAGTTGGAGTAAATCCAGCTATAAAGGGAGCGGAATTTGAGGAACATGTAATTGAGTTTGAGGAAATAGAAGATAAGAAAGGAAATGATATGACAAGAGAAGAAGTGTTAAAAAGCTTAACAAAAGAAGAAATATTGACTTATGGAAAAATTGAAGGACTGGAAATAAAAGAAGTCGTTCCAGAAAAAACAAAAACAGAAGAAGAAATAAGAGCCGTAATTGAAGCAGAATATGAACAAAAAGCACAGGCTAAAACAAAAGCACTGGAATTTATGGAAGCTAATAAGCTTAAAATTACTCCTGCAATGAAAGAAAATGGATTAAATGAAGAAATGCTTACTAAAGTTTTTCAAACTTCAGAAACGATGGAATTTGGAAATGAAAATATAACATTAGGGGCATTACTTACAAAGATTTTTGAAAAAATGCCAAGAATTTTAGATTTGGATCAAGTGTATAGAAATGTAGAATTTGAACAGCAAGGAGCAGGAGAAAATGTAACTGAAATAATGAAAAAAGCAAAAGAAGAAACAGAAAAAATGTATAAGTAGGAGGAGAAGATGGGAAATAGAGTAAAAAGAGAACAGTATGATAAAAAACATTTAGTAATATTTGAAACACTTCCAGGTGAAACAGTTTTAGTAGCAAGTGGAAATGGGAAAATAGCAACAGGACAAGTACTATCACAAAAAACAGCTGATGGAACTTGGCACAAATTTAATAAAGCGGGGACAGATGGAACAGAACTTCCAAGGAGAGTTTATAAGGGAGAAGAAGAACTGGATACAACTTCAAAAGAAGCAATAGCAGTATGTGTAAGAGCAGGTGCTTTGGATAAGTCTTTAGTTGTAGGAATAACGGGAACAGATTATAAAGCAATAGCAGAACTTGAAAGAAATGGAATATATTTAGAGGAGGTAAAAAATAATGTCGATTAATAAAAGACAAGCAGAACTTATAGGAGTATTTGCAGGGGTGCCTGTAAATTCAGTTAATAAATATTATTTAGAAAAATTTAACGGAACACCTTTTATGACTATATCTGACAGCTTCAAGCTTGATGATGTTGTAGGAGAACTGACTACATTGTCAATTGTACCTAGAGGAACAAAAGCTCCAGCCATAAAGGTAAACGGATTCGAAAGAATAACAATAACACCTGATATCATAAAAGGAACTGCAGCCTTGACGCCACTTGAAACTTTAGAATTACAGGCAGGACAAGTTTCGACTGTAGTAAATGGACAGGTAATAGATAATAAAGCACTTATAGAAAGCAAGAAAATGGCAATACTTAAATCAGGATATGAAAATACAAAAGCAGCAATGGCAGCTGAACTTTATCTGACTGGAAAGGTAACATTGCCAGTGAGTGGAGACAGCATTGATTTTGAATACAAAGCACCAACGGCAGTTAACTTCAAAACATCTGATGACCAGTGGGAAATATTCTTGGTGGACAGAATAACTGACTATGTGAAGGAAAATAAAATATATCCTGAAACAATAGAAGTTGATGTTGAAATCTTAAAATCTATGATGAAAAATGCAAATTTAAGGGAAACGCAGAAAGCTTATTCTATAGCTGAAATAGCACCAAATGCAGCAAGAAGTCTTGAACAGACTTATCCTAACTTCAATATTTTAAATATGAAAGTTACAGCATTAGTTCCAGCAACTGACATAAAGGGGAATCCAATTGATACAACTGGACTTATGTATCTGTCGACTGCTTCTGAATTCACAAATACTTATGTTGGACTTGAAATAGCAAATGGGCAAAGCACTCAAATGCTTAAGGCAGAGTATTTTGTAAATGAAGTTGTGGAAGTTGACCCTGCCGGAAAGAAATTTATTTTTCAAAGTGGATATTGTCCAGTAATTCCAATTCCAAAAAGAGTCATG